AGGGCCCATTGCCGGTGGTGCTCCGGCAGCTGCAGGGCCCATTGCTGGAGGCGCCCCGGCAGCTAATGGATCCATCCCTGCCGGATCCATTCCAGGGATTGGCATACCGGCTTCCCATAATAATTTATTAAATAATGTTGTCATGAAATTATTTACCTTATAGCTAATGAAGATTTTACCTTTAATTGATTAAAATATGTTCTATTTAAAAAATGTAATTCATATTGTGATGTAAATCTTTTTGCGTCCTTAAGGGAATATTCCTTCTTTTGGCGTTTTGACAATTTGGATAACAATTGTCCAAATTGTTCTATATATTCACCTTTGCCGCTTAAAATACCATCACAAAATTCGCGCATAGAATTAACGCCCTTAAGTTCAACAAACGTTATAGGAATAATACGTTGAATCTTTTTTAATAATGTTCTAAGTAACTTTACCATATCATTTTTATCACAATACTCAAATATTTCACAATTTAAATCGTTATCACCCATACATAAAATAACTTTCCCTTGTGTAATATTTTTAATATGTTCACAAATATGATATGTGACGTAATGATAAATTATTTTAAGGGTATCTTTATTCCTCAATTTTATATGTGGTAATAATAATTGGTGTTCTTTAAGTCTATTAATAATTGATGTTTCAATAACATCATCAAATAATCGACCAACATCTACTAAATGCAAATTGTGTTCTGATACGTAACAATTCATATTTTTTGCAAAAAAAATTTTTAGAATCTATAAGTACTATCAAGAGCTTTAAGCATAAAGATATATTACACTTTATAGTACTCTTAGGCTCTTCAAGTTATATTTATTATACCTTTGTTTTTTTTATTTGTCAACGGGTGTCCTATATGTTTTTTATGTTTATTTGATTCTATACTGAGTCGACAAATTGATTTTTTGACATTTTGAAATCATTCATTTATAAACGATTTTAATATAATTTTTTCAATTGTATTCAAATTTAAACCATTGACGTTTGCTTCACTAATTATTTTCTTTAATGCTGAAATATTTTCTTTTATTTTACTTTCTACATCTAATTCTAAATTATATTGTGCAATTAATTGTTCAGTAGTTAATTGGTCATCTTTTTTCAAATAAATTGAGTTATTTAAAATTGATAATTCAGCTTCGTTAATTAATGATTTCAACCTTATTATGTATAAATCTGATTTAGTTAATACCGCGCGTTCAATAACCGTTTCAGGTTTCTTTATTATTTTACCTGATTCATCAATTAATCCTAATTGAAATGCCGGCCATTTATTAAAAGGTGTTTGTAATCTATTTAATAAATAACCCATTGTTATACCATTTTCAGTTGTTTCACGTATCATTGCATTAAAATCTAAACCGCGGACATGGTGTTTACTAAACGGATTTATAGGACACCCTAGACCTATATTTGAAGAACCACACCATATACATTTACCACCATTGTTAATATGTACATGTTTACCCTTAGGCCCGTACGGACAACCTATACCATAATTTGGAGAATTACAATAAATACATTTACTTTGTGCCATAATGTTTACCCTTTATTTTTAGGAGCTTTACCAATTCTAAGATTTATTATACCATTATAATAATTTTCGTTCAATAGTACACCCATATCAAATTGTGTTTTTGCTTCATGGTATGCTAATTCCCATTTACTATTACATAATTTTAATATTGAAAATTTAAAGTTATCTTTACCCAATTGTTTAATATCATCGTTTAATTCGTTACTACTACTGGTATAAGATTTCCAATCAGTTTCAACAAGTATATGTCGCTTATTCTTTTTGCCCTTAAGGGGTTTAAGTTTTTTAACATGTAACATTTGTTTCTTTCCTATATACTTTTTCCCGGTAGTAGTATTTTCTATACAATATATAAATCCATATGTATTTCGAGGAATTACATCATTATATTCCCAATGCCCTAAATCTAAATGTAAATTATTATTCATCATATGGTTCTTCAACATCTAATAATGATTTCATTATTCTATATTGCAATTTATCTTTTTCTTTTTCCTTATCAGGTAATTCTTCATATGGAACATGCTGATCCGCATTCCATTCTTCGCGGGGATTTCTTTCCATCCATTTTATATGAATATACTCAGCACCTGCTTCTTCATCATCCGGAAATTTTTCAACAGCTTCCTTGGCTGCTTCACCTGCAGCTAAGTTTTCTCTTTTCCAATCAGAATGCAATTTATCAAAAGGAACATTAATATCACCTTCAGTACCATCACTATTCTTTTTTATTCTAGGTTTACCTGTACCTTCCGGATCCCAGTTCTTACGCCATTTTTCATGGGCCATGGAAGCAAATTCAATTACGGGATCGGTATCTTCTAATATTAGATTAACTAAATAATCAAATTTCATTTTTATTTATTCCTTTTTATTTTCTTTTCCATTTTATCTAATTCGGGGTAATATCTCGAACCCAATTCGGCGACATGATCCTTAGCAATTTCCCGTGCAATATTAGGATTTGATGTATGTTCTTTTTCAACTTGTGCACCGCGTTTTAATGATTTCTTTACTTTTTTAAGTGGCTCATTATGTTTTTTGGCTAAGTCATTATCAGACAATCCGTCTGCTAAACCACCTTTAAGATATTCTTTTTCTGTCAATATAGGTTGAACTGTTTTTTCTATATTTAAAAATATTGATTTATTCAATCTATCTTCAAACATGCCTACTAATTTTGTACTTAATTGTTCAAAATTATTATCATCCGTGTTAAATTTAATCTTTAAATGTCCATAATCATTACGTACAGTATCATAAACTTCTGTATGCTCTTGAACCATATGTTCAACAATTCTTTCTAAATTTTTTTGTGTTATTGTTAATACAAATGATGTATTTAATTCTTTAATTATGCGTCTAGGATACAAAGCTTTATTAAAATATGAATCAAATAATGTATTTTTTCTTTTTCTTTTTTTAGCATTACCTATTCTAGTTATAACATTACCTTTACCTAATACCTTGGGTATACGCGCATCACCTTTTGCATAAAAGTCTGATCCGCCGGGCACATCACCACCATGTCCAGTACAATCAGTATTTGGACCCATTAGTACACTACCTGCGGTCATTTCATTGATTTTTTTCTTATTTTTCATATAATACTCCGTTGCAATATGTCAAGTTTATCGTATAATTATTTAGTATATACAAGGAGTTTTTAACGGTATGTCTGGCAAAAAATCATCATTATTTGATTTAATGACTAAATATAAAACAGAATTTGAAGAAGATGCTGTTATTAATGAGTTTAATTTAAAAGATAAACAATTAATGTTACCGGGCATTAAACATAAATATGTTGCCTATCTAATACAGCATAAGGTCCGTAAACATGAATTAGAAAACATAAAGAAAGAAGCCATAGAAGAACTTTTTAAAAAAGAAAATTTAGATATAGGTTTAAGTAAACAAGCAATGGAAAAGAAATACGAAAATTCAGCTCCAATTCAAAAGATTAACAGTTTAATAAAAGAACAAGATATAATTATTGATTACTTGGAAAAAATAGAAATCATTTCTAAATCAATGACCTATGATATTTCAAATATTATAAAAATAATGGAGCTAGAAACCACATAATGGTTAAATTTGTATTTGATTGGGATCCCAAATATAAACTTGGCATCGTATATAGCGAACAATTAGATTTGCTTCGCGAATCAATGTCTGTAGAAGATAAAGGTGCAACACTAGGCAAATACAGACGAAGTGGTAATTGGCAAAGCATTAGAAGATATGCTATTACAAAAAACGGAAGATTTAGTATTGGAATTTTTCCCGAAGTATATAGTCAAATAAATTTATTAGGTATACCTAATGAATGTATCATAACTGATAATTTTAAAAAGAAATTTAAATGTGGTTGGATAAATGATGAAAACTACAACCCATTAGAATTAGATATAGTTCCTCGTCAATATCAAATTGATTGTATAAAAAAATGTTTACAATTTGGGCATGGAATTGTAATGATAGGTACTGCTGGCGGTAAAACATTAACCATGGGAATGTTAATACATAACATTAACAATATAACTCGTGGTAAAACATTACTTATTACTATCCCTTCACTAGTTAATCAAACATATGAAGATTTTATAGAATATGGACTGGGCAAATATTATACCATTAGTAAATGGGATTCTAGTAATCAATATACTGATACGGATATAGTTATTGCAAGTAATACTATTTTAATGAGCAAGAAACAAGATATAGATATTTTAAATAATTATGATTTAGTCATAAATGACGAGTGTCACAAAACCCGAGCTGGGAATCGTATAAACGATATTTTCAAAAAAATTAAAACACCCCATAAATTTGGGTTTACTGGTAGTCTCCCAGATTCTAAAATAGATATATGGAACATTATTGGCAAATTTGGGCCTATTATATATGAAAGAAAAAGTGTTGATTTACAACGTGAAGGGCATATTGCATCAGCACAAGCTGTTATATTAAAAATAAATTATAAGAATAGACCAATATTCAAATCAAAACCTAGTATTACAAATCCTACGGGGTTATACATTGAAGAATGTGATTTTATTTATAAAAACGAATTTAGAAATAAATTAATTGGAAAACTATGTAATAATATAGACAAAAATACATTGATATTAGTAGACAGATTAGAGCATCAAGATCAAATCTTAGATACTCTGAAAACCTATGCTCCCGATAAAAACATACAATATGTCAGAGGAGAGGTCGAAATGTCAGACCGTGAAAAAATTCGTGAGTTGATGGAAGTCAATGATAACATTATTTGTGTTGCTATGAGTAGTATATTTGCTACAGGTATTAACATAAAAAATATACATTATATAATATTTGCATTAACAGGAAAAGCAAAAATTAGAATACTACAAAGCATTGGCCGCGGACTCCGCAAACATGATAGTAAAAAGTTATTAACCATATTTGATTTGGCAGATAATTTATATTATGGGTTGAAACATTTAGAACATAGGTTAGAATTATATGAAGAGGAAAATATAAATTATGGCATCAAACACATCGAAGAAAGATGGAGTTAATAAAAACATAAATACAAAATTAGCAAAAAAATTACAAAATGAATTAGCCGATGTTGAAGATTATTATGTAAACCCTAAAAGATTTAGCATTGAACTAGCAAAATATTATGAAACAGATGTCATGTCTGATGAATTAGTCACAATGGCTTGTAACATTGCTCATAGATTAGGATATAGACCTAATTTTATCAATTATCCATTTAAAGACGATATGATTGGGGATGCAGTCATTAAAATTATGAGCGCACTAACTCACAAAAAATTTAATCCTTCTCGGGCCAAAGGAAACCCTTTTAGTTATTTTACAACAATTGCATTTAATGCATTTAAAAACAGAATCAAAAAAGAAAAGAAAGCATATGAAGCATTACGGGTATATCAAGAAGAAACCTATAATAAAATTATGGGGGAAATTATGCCCCATAAAGTAGCACCATACAAAAACAATTCAGATTATTACGACTATAATAACTAATGAAATTTAAAAATAAATTAATAGCAATACTAGCAGATACACATTTTGGAGTACACCAAAATAGTGAAACTTGGCATCAAGTAGCAAAAGATTTTGCAGTAAACTTTAAAAAAGATTTAATAAAGAGGGGTATTCAAGATATTGTTATTCCCGGTGATATATTTCACAATAGGAATGAAATTTCAGTTAATACTATTCACGTTGTAAACGAAATTTTTAATATATGGAAAGAATTTAATATATTTATAATCCCCGGTAATCACGATACATACTACAAAGACAGAGCAGATGTACATTCTTTAGGACTATTAAATGGTTGGGATAATATATTTGTTTTCAGTGAACCGACATCCATTACTGCATTTGATAAACAAATTTCATTTTGTCCATGGGCCGGAGATTATACAAAATTACCATACAGTGATATATTATTTGGTCACTTTGCAATTAACAATTTTAAGCTAACATCAAATATAATATGTGATAATGGTATAGAATCATCAGACATATTAAAATATGCTAAATTTGTAATCACGGGGCATTTTCATGCCACCGATATTCGAAAGTACGATAATGGTACTATTATGTATATAGGATGCCCATATGAAATGTATTGGGGTGATTACGGTGACGATAAAGGATATTATATTTTCAATTTAGAAACAATGGAATATGAATTCATTATAAACAAATTGTCACCACGACACAAAAAACTAAAATTATCAGAAATGGTTGCGGCAGGAAAAATACCTGATTACTGGGAATCCGAAATTTATAATAATATTGTTTCATTTGAAATTGATAGAATTATTGATACCAACAAGTTAAGTATTTTATGTACTAAACTTCAATCCATGGGGCCAATGAGCTTTAAAGTTAACCATAATATTGCAGATAATCTTACAGCCCCGGGAGCATCACTGTCCATAGACGGAATTGATATTCAATCGAGTATACGAGAATTTATTGAGTTACTAGACATACCTAACAAAAAAGACGTAATGGAATATACAATTGATTTATATAACAACTGTATTTAAGGATAAAATATGAAAGAAAAAATTGGAATAGGCTTTATTGGAGAACCAAAAAATAAGACATTATATTCAGAATATAATTTTTATTATGAGCCTGTTGAAAAATGCACTACATGGACAAAAAACAAATTATTATACCAGATGATCAATGATGAGTGTAAACATATATTTTTATTAGATGAAGCAGTAGAAATATTAGATAATAATATATTCAATAAATACATTGAAGCCGCAGAAAAAAGTGGTATTAAATATCTAGTTTATAGTGGTAATTATAAGATTAAAAATTCAATTGATTATGACGGAATAGGAATTAGCTTTGCGGAAAAAGTAAACAAACAATTTTGTTATTATCATTGGAACATTTTTGAAGAAGTCGGATTTTTTGATGGAAGATATTTACAAGGCATACTAGACCAAATTGATTACACTTATCGCGTATGCCAAAAAGAATTGTGTGCCCCCTGGGGTTGGTTTGCCGATTATGAGGATAGTAATAAATACATAAAACAAATACAAGAGCCTGTTGATCCTGAGATATATGCACAATTATATTGGAATGAAAATCAATGGTTCAGACATAAACACGGCAAATTATTTAATGAGTTAACATCCGTAGCCGAAGAAGAGATTATTAAAAAACTAGAAGAACTAAAAGAACAATATGGAAAAAACATTTAAACATTCAGGCGATTTAGGGGATATAATTTATTCCCTTCCAGTAATTAAAACACTAGGGGGTGGAACTTTATATTTAGATATTACTGGTGGCGAAGATGAACCTTCTTGTCGCGCTCAATGTATGGATGGCAAAACAAAATTTAATAAAATATCTTATGATTTTATTAAACCATTAATTGAAGTACAACCTTATATCAAAGAAGTTAAAATTTATCAAAAAGGACAAAAAATAGACTATAATCTAAATTTATTTAGATATAAATTTGCCGATCCTAATTCTAGGAGTAAAACTAAAAACTTATTAGATTTACACATGGAAGCATTCGGATTACCAGAATGGGATCCAAATGAGCCGTGGTTGTTCGTAGACAATCCTATTAAATTAGAAAGAAAAACTATAGTGACCAGATCTCCAAGAATGCAAGCCAATTTTCCATGGTTTCAATCCAATAAATTTAAATTTAGAGATAATGCAATATTTTTAGGACTACCAAAAGAACACGAGTTCTTTGAATGGACTTTTGATATTAAGATCCCTTATCATCCTGTTAAAGATGCATTAGAAATAGCAAAAATATTAAAGGGTGCAAAGGCTCTCGCGGCAAATTCTACCTTTATACTGTCAGTGGCAATAGGTTTAGGAACTGTTCCTATTGTACAAGAAGTAGAACCACATTTTCCAACAACAGTATTTCTTGGTAAAACGAATATGAATTATATATGAAAATAACATTTGCTATTACTGTTTGTAATGAAATACAAGAAATTAAAAGGTTATTATCTTTTTTATTTAAAAATAAAAGAGATAATGATGATATAGTTGTATTATTTGATACAAAAAATGGGACACAAGAAGTTGAAAATTATCTTTCAAACGTAATTGAACCCAATTTTCTATATTTTAAAGATGAATTTGAAAATCATTTTGGATGTTGGAAGAATAAGTTAAAGAACCTTTGTAAAGGAGATTATATTTTCTTTATAGATGCTGATGAAATACCTAATTTAGACTTCTTTCTAAAACTCCCTAATATTTTAAAAGAATATCCCAATAATGATTTATTTTATATTCCCAGAATTAATACGGTTAAAGGATTAACTGAATCACATATTATAAAATGGAAAATGAATGTAAAAAATAATTGGATTAACTTTCCAGATTATCAAGTCAGATTGATAAAAAATCTTCCTTATATATTTTGGACAAACGCTGTACATGAGGTAATAACAGGATTCAAAAATCCCATTACATTACCCCCAAAGGAAGACTTTTCGCTATATCATGAGAAAGAAATACAAAGACAAGAAAAACAAAATGACAATTATGACAAAATTGCCGCTTTTGATTTTAGTAACAGATTGAATATCATATATAGAACATGTGATTCTGTAAGTGTCACATCAAATTATAATCAAAAAAGAGACTTTGGAACTAAATCTGAAATAATAATAAAATGTTTTGATTCTTTAGTTAAGGCCCTAAAGGTATTCAACGGTGAATATAGATTATATGTAGTTAATGATCATGTATCCGAAAGAGTAAAAAGCCATCTTGAATCATATAATATCATTACAAAAATGTTTAATTTGGATAAAGGTGGAAACGGACAAAGTTTTATTAAATGCCTTGACATTGGTCTAGAGTGTTTTGGAAATATATTATTTCTTGAGGATGATTATTATCTTAATGAAAATATTTTTAATGAAATGATTTTTTTCAAAACAAAAACAATCAACACCCCTAAATTTACTCATAAACACATCTGCTTATATCCTTTAGATGAAGATAATTATAATAAACCCGAATTGTGTTATGTTATGACGGGTAAATCACATCATTGGAAAACTGTTACACACACTACCTGTACATTTATGATTGATGATTTTATTTTAAAGGACCAGCTTCAAAACTTACAACGATTTGGATTATATGGATCCCCTGGTATTAATGAAGACAATACAATTAATTTGGTATATAAGAAGTTTCCATGCTTCAGTCCACTACCGTCCTTAGTAGAACACATGCAATATTATAACTGTCTTTCACCCTTCTCAAAATTTAAAAAGGAAAAACTATGAGCGATATAGATAGATTATATGAATGTTTACAACCATATAATGCAGATTATGAATTATACAGATTTGGTATTAATAGTGATGGTGGTTATATAACACCTAAACAAGCAGTTTTAGATGCTGATGTTTTTTATACATATGGTGTTGGAGGAGATATAAGCTTTGAATTAGATGTACATAAAACTAGGCCTGCTAGCAATTATTATCTTTTCGACCCAACTATTGATAATATACCCACCGCGCCACCACAGTTTATTTTTACTAAAGAAGGACTAGGACCTCAAGATAATGCCCCCTATTTTACATATGAGTCACACATTAAGAGGTTTAATAATGAAGATAAAAAAGTCTTCCTTAAAATAGATATTGAAGGTGGTGAATATGGAGCAGTAGATATTATCAATAACAAGCTACAAGAAAATATAACAGCACTAATTATAGAAGTACATAATCTAAATAATCAAACAGAAAGAATAAAATATTGCAATCTATTTGATACATTATCAAATAATTTCAATTTGTGCCATTTACATCTTAATAATCATGGTGGATATCACAAAATCGGGGAACATGTTATAACACCAGCCATTGAATTAGCATTCATTAATAAAAAATTATACCCTGGTGTATATCGACCTACAAATCTAAATTATCCTATACCCAATTTGGATTATCCCAATAATACAAACATACGTGATATTAATCTAACTTTTATAAAACATATATGAAAACATTACTATATACCATTACAGACTTTTCACCATATGCAGCAGAATGCATAAATTTACTTTTTGGTAATATGATACAAGATACCAATGTTGATTATTGTGTAATATCTAATAATCCTCCCCCACCTGATTTTAAATATAATGTGGTGCAAACAAAATTAAATGCAAATTATGTAGGGTTTTTAAAATTTTATTCAAAGATACCGGACGGATATGATCACTATATTTATATGGATTCTGATATATTATTTTTTGGGAATCCATTGAGCTTAATACCAACAGAAGATTTATCCATAGTAATAGAAAATTGTAATATTAGAGATGAATGGCATTCTTTTCATATTAATGATAAAAATAAAATACCTAACGTAAAGGGATTAAACGCAGGTACGTTTGTATTTAGTAATAAAAATTTTGTAAATCAGGTTAATGAAAATATATTAAATAATTATAATCCATCTTGGTCTACAATTCATAACGCAATGATGGAACAGTCTGTATTTAATATGACAATAGGTCAAACTTGTAATTTCGATTGGACAAAATATAAAGACATAACAGATATAACAAAACTGCACGTTCCAACCGACTTTAAATATAATAAATCTATAAAAATATATCATTTCTGTGGTTGGGCAGGCCAAATGTGCACAAAATATATAAGAATGATTGATTTTCTAAAAAATAATGAAAAATATATAAAAGAAAATATATGAGAATTATTATAGCTCATTATAATGAAAATTTAGATTGGATTAATTTAATCAAAAAAGAATATGATGTATTTATATATTCTAAAACATTAAAGCAATATAATTTTTTAGGACACAATAAGGGACAAGAGGCGACATGTTACCTACAATATATTATAGATAATTATTCTAAGAGGATATTTGAACATATATGGCATTATATATTCACGAAAAAAATATTGAAAAAAAGAAGGGATAAATTTTTATGTTAAAAATAAGAGAACAAATATGTGATATATTACCCCCTAATTGTATAGGGTGTGAATTGGGTGTACTTAATGGTAGCTTTTCAAAAATACTATTTGACAGTGGTAAGTTTTCAAAACTCTATCTTGTGGATTTATTTTCAGGAGATATTTCATCAGGAGATAAAAATGGTGATAATATTAGGATGTACAATGGAGAAGAGAATTATAATGAAGTTATAAGAAAGTTTTGTAACAACCCCAATATAGCAGTAATAAAATCAGATTCTATTCAATTTTTATCAACACGAGAAGATAATTATTTTGATTTTATTTATATAGATACAGGACATACATATGATTTAACCGTTGCAGAGCTTGCCTTATCCCTTAAGAAGGTTAAAATAGGGGGTTATATTTGTGGGCACGATTATTCACTCACTACATTTCCGGGTGTTTATAGAGCAGTTAATGAATTCATATCTAATACAAAATATGAATTATTAACAACTACAGATGATAAATTGCCATCCTTCGTCATTAGGAGAAAATAAAATGAATAAAGAACAGATATATAAGCTTTGTAGTCCATATACAATCACATCCAAAGAACGTGTTTTTGCTCTATGTGATCTGGTTGAAAATATTGTCAAGGATAATATAGCTGGTGATTTTATAGAGTGTGGAACATATAAGGGTGGTAGTGTAATAGCTATGATGTTGGCACTTAATGAATTAAAAGAGTATAGAAATATTCATGTTTATGATACTTTTGAAGGAATGACACCACCAACACAATATGATGTTACATATCAAAATGAACACGCTGCTAATATAATGAATATGCCTATTATAAAATGTGATTGTTCTTTACAAACTGTAATAGATAACATCAATAGAACAGTTTCATACCCATCAAACATGATATTTTTTCATAAAGGTGATGTATGTAAAACCTTACCAATCTCACAACATGATAAAATAGCTTTATTAAGGTTAGACACCGATTTTTATGATTCTACTAAAGCCGAATTAGAATGGCTATATCCCAAAGTAACAGAAAATGGATATACACTTATAGATGACTATGGGCATTGGAACGGTTGTAGAAAAGCAGTAGATGAATATTTCAAAGATACTATATTTAATAAAATAGACTATACCGGTATTTTTATTAAAAAAGCCACGGTTTAGCATCATTGCCTGTCAAACTAGGTTCTTTATAATGATGCCAAATTAACTTTTTACCGTCAGTGGTCATTAATCTATCCTCAATTATAATAATACCATTGTGTACCATTGAATGACAATTGGGACAAATATTTGCTAAATTCGAAGAATGGTTTGCATTTGGAATATCTCGGCCCCTAATATGATGTTGTACTAAAATTGTTTGAGTCTCACAAATTTCACATTTTTCTAATCCAGTACTGTTTAGTTTTCGTCGATGTGTTCTTTTCATTTAAAATAATTATTATTATTTTCTTAAAATACACGTGTATTTAATTTAATCCATTATATCATATATATTATATGAGCAATCTATTAATTATTAGTGCTACAAAAGAAAAAGATGGTAGATTAACTTTATTAGGAAGGAGCCAAAATTTAAGTATTAAATTTCATACGAATAATAAAGTAGGATTACCATCAATATATAACCAATATATCAATAAAGATTTTGAAGATAAAATATTGGTTATGGTACATGATGATCTATATATAGACGACTTGAGATTAGAAGAAAAAATATATCAAGCATTAAAAACATATGACTTAATTGGACTAGCAGGAACAACAGGTCCACTTAATATTCAGTCCCCGGTATTATGGCATATTATGGGCGGGCCTAAAGAAAAATATAGAGGATGTGTTGCTCATTTCAAAGAAAAAGATAATACAAAACAATTATTCTCAACAAGCTTCGGGTTGACACCAGATAGAGTATTATTGATTGATGGTGTTTTTATGGTTGCAAAGGTAAAGACCCTGTTAGATAATAATATAAAGTTTGACGAGAATAATCCAGCCAAATTTCATTTTTATGATTTAGATTTTTGTCTGCAATGCAACCAAGCAAAATTAAAAATAGGTGTTTGGCCAATATGGTGCATTCATGCATCACCTGGCCTAACAAATTACACACAAGAGTTTCTTGCAGGACAAGAATGGTTTATAAATAAATGGAGGAATAAATAAATGAGTACAAATAAATTAACAGAACCGGTATATACTGTAGTTGCACCTAAAGAAAAGGATGAAATATCTTCACGGGATCCTAGAATCCAAAATTGTCAAATAATAATTTTTCGAACCTTTAATGGCAATCCAATACATGAACCGTATAAGGCTATAAAAGAAAATTATGATGATTTAATGGAAAAAATACGGGCAAAAACCCCTCAATTATACAATGAAATGAAGAATAAAATGAATGATATTTTGTCCAGGGATGCGTTTGAAGCCAAAATCGAAGAACCTATAGAATGTATATGGTTAGAAGATCAAGATTGGAACACGACAAAAGGTAGGTCATTTACAGTTCCGGGGTATATTGATTCGGATGCTTTTTCACTGTTGCCTAAACTGCCATCTTATTACAGTAAATAATATCCTAAAGGAGGAATAAAGAAATGGGAATGAAATCAGGAGAAGCTCTTAGTTTATTAGCAATGATTGCATTATTGATAGCCCCGTGGTTTATAGTTGGCCTTCATATATGGGGTTGGTTGTTCGTATGTATATCATTAACTGTTTTAGGATTTGAAGGATATTCATATTTCAAAAATGGAAAAACTATAAGTCAAATTTTTTGGGCATTCAAAAAGAAACACCCCATAAGCGCGTGGATCGTATTTCTTATTACTTCAATAGGATGGATAATTTTAGGTGTACATCTATTGAATAAATGAAAATAATAAACGGTTTATTAGATTATACACAAAAATGGAATTTACCGGATTTATATCTATTCACCGGTAATCCTATAATTAATGCCCGTGGGGGTATAGTTATGGGGCGCGG